TGGAAGGCTTTTTTTTTCAGCCGGGGTGTCTTTTGACTCCTCGACTTGGGCCTTACCCGTCACACATTCCACAATCAGATTTAAAAGCGCCCCGCATTGCGCTTGCGTCATCTGCTCAATGTCCGCCCGGGAAACCGTCTCACAGACCGATTGAATCAACCGCTGATAAAGATCGATGACTTGGGTCGGTGCGAGATGCTCGGCACTTTCAAGAGCCTGTAAAGAAAGCACCGCGTTAGTAAATGCGTAGAACTCTTTAACCGAGATCGGCTTAATAGAGTGAACTTTTCCATGAAGCCTAAAGGCTACGGGATGGGCAACCATCGCATCCAAATCGGACACGACTTGGGTTTCAGGGAGTTCAAGCTGTTTGCCAGTCTTTAGGTTAAAGAGCCCCACGCATTACCTTTCTTTAATTAAACGATTGCAGGGTCGCCGTAGCGCATGAACTTGTTCGGCTGCGCAGACTCGTCTGGCAGAATATTCCAAACAATTTTCAAGCGCGCTTGTTCGGTCGGCCCATAGGTGATTGAGCTTTCTGCGGACGCGCAAGCCTTAAAGAACGTAAAGTCATAAGCCACGGTTGCATCGGGCATCGACAGAGGATGGAGCACGAGCTCGGCCGCGTTCGAAAGATCGCCGTCACCCATGTTTTCCTTAAAGTCGAGCGCAGCCGTTCCGGTCGGGATCAAAGTTGCGTGAGGGAAAACAACCTTCCACACGTCTTTGTTTTTAATTTCAGCAAGTTCGGTCGTGACAGTGATTTCCATTCCCGAAACGCGACGGTCACGAACGGTCGAACCGCTTTGGTCGGCCAAGATATTGCTCTTCGTGTACTTTGCAGAAATGACGATATTCCCAAGCGTGCCGCCCAGGTCGATGCCGTCAAAAGTGACGCGCATCGGCGTCAGTTCCATGTTTGAAGTCGTAACGGTTGCGTAACTCATTTTTTCTTTCCCCCTTTAGAGCGGTTCAAACTGGAACACGTCAATTTCCAGTACAATTTCTTTGCGATAGACGGCCTGAGGATCCCCCGGTTGCAGATTCGAATAGAGAGGCGAAAACCCGGCCGACTGGATCACTAAAGTCAGACTCGCCTCTAAATCGGCAGACTGCAAACGCTGTTGGTCAAGGACTTGATGCATAGCAGCCTGATACCGATAAGCCTTGGTCGTCAACCGCTCGGCGTCTTTATCCTCAACCAAAACGGTCACGTTGACCCGGACGGCTGCGTTGATATGGTTCGCCCCGCGCCGTTCTTTTAGAAAGTCGATGCGGTCCCCAATGATAAACACGGCAGGGGTTCGGTAGCCCTTGGCCTTTTCATAAATGTAATAATCCCGGGGCGGTTCCATCGTAACGAAGTTATCGCCACGGTTAACCCGAACGTCTGTCAGGGCTGCGGGCAAGTCGGCCTCAAGCTTGGTCTTGATCGCGTCAACTGCGGTTTCTACTAGGTGCCGGGTTGCCATTTAAAACGCCCTTGGGATTCGGATTTGGTTCTTGAGCAGGAACTTATTGATCCCCGTCAAAATCTCTTTGAGGCTCTTCGTCGAGTAAGTTGTGAAAGACCGGGCCTCGTTTACGTGTTCAGCGTATTCGACTGCCGTGGAAATAGTAAGGGAGCGCGGGGTCGTAACCTTTCGGAAATCCGGGCTCATGCCGATCACGCCCTTTTGAAGCCGCCCGGTTGCCACAAGCATTCGAGTTCCAGCCCCGGGATAAGATTTGTAATGGACGCGCTTCCAAGCGCTATAGCGGGGCGAGAGTGGGTCCCAAGGCTTCCCCTCGCTTGCTCCTTCGGTCATCCATCGAGTGCGTTGGATGTTTCGATACTGCTCGACTACAACCCGGTTTAAATAACCCTCAAGAGCGTTTGCCCTTTTGACGTACCCCTCAAGCTGCTGCGTGATGCCGTCGGCAACGAGAGTCAGTTTTGCCATTACCGAGGGGGGGCCACGTCGCGAACCTTGCCGCGATTGACCGCAAAGAGAGGCTGCAAGCTTTGGCCTTGCCGCGTGTAGTATTGATCCCGAAGCACTGTCGCTGCGTTGCGGCAATCTTCGCTCATGCGCTTGTACTCGTCGACCAGTTTAAACCGCTCGGCGTCCGGGGCGTCTTCGAGGCGGTAGGTCTCTGAGAGATGCTCGGCAAACCGCATTGCAAGTTTTTGATAAGCTTCGGCCGACGCATACTGAAGCGCCGCAGGTTGAAGCCCTTCGGGTACTTGGTTGTAATCGGTGCCAAGCCCAAGCCATTGCGTGCCAAGGCGCAAAAAGTCCTGAAGGTTCGAATCAAAGAAAAACTGCGTGTAATAAGTACACTCCACCACGTCGCCCGGGGCGGGAGCGACTGCGAGCGTAAAGAAACCCGTCTGCAAATCATCTGACGCGATTTGAACCGCATTGATTCGCACTTGGTTGATGTAAACCCCAAGAGGGGCTGCGGCTGACGTGAAATCCGTCACCCGGCGGTATTCGAACGTCTTAAAAACCGTATTCGTCCCGTCAATCTGACCAAAGACACGCTTAAACGCCCGAAGCTTATCTAGCGGCGTGTCAGAGAGTTTAAGTCTCAAATCCGAGACAGCGGTGGCCCAGCTCATACAACCCCTAATTGTTGGAGCACTTCGAAGAGGCTCGAATCTTTTTCAATGACGCAGTACTTGTAACCCGCGTCTTTCAAAATCTTTGCTTTGCGATGACAGATTTCAACTTCTTGGTCGGTCGCGGGAAGGTCAACTAGCAGCGTCGTCGTTGGTCCATCCTCGGTCAACTTTGCGTAAGGGAAAACTAGGTCGATGCGCTTCATTCGGTCGACGTACTTAAAGGTCTCCCGGAGCTCGGCCGGATAGAAGTTCTTAAAGCAGATGGTCGACTTTGCGACCTTTTCGGCCAATGTCTTAAACTCTTGAACGGGCTTTGCTCGATCATGCCGGACCTGGTCCTGCACTTCGTCGGCAATCGTGAGTCTTTTGGGCTTTAAGGTCTTGGCTGCAACTGTTCGCATTTAAAATCCCCCGAGGGGGAGCGTAGCCGAAGCCACGCCCCCCGCAAGGAGTTTTATTAGATGGAGCCGTCGCTGCCTTGGTAAGCAAAGCGAGGATCGATCCAGTCTGCGTTCGCGCGGATGCGGAGCTTGAAGCGCACCACGTCGGAGTCGAACGAACGACCCGAGAGTGGGTTTTCGACTTCCACAACTGCGGCTTCGCGCACCTGGCAAACAAAGAATGGAACCTTGCTGTCGAGCATGATCCAGCGCTTCGAGTCGCCAGTGAACGAACCAGAGGAATCGACCATGAAACGAGACACGGTCTTCTTCGCAAGCCCTTCGAGAGGGTTGATCGAGAACGCGCCGCCGGTTTGACCAGCCGTTGCACCGGTTGGGTAGTAGGCAGAGTTCAAGAGCACCGACAGATCGAAGTTGTAGTGCGGGCTGATGAGAATGGTGTCAGGAGCCACGCCCATCTTGAGGCCGAGCAGATTCTTCTGATTCATCAAAGCGATGAAAGCAGATTGAATGTTTGCTTGGTTCAATGCGCCGTAAGAAGCCGGACGGGTTGCACCGCCGCCGACCAGAGACGTCGACCATGGGTAAGACGCTTCCGAAGCGGGCTGCGTTTCGGAGACTGGCACTTCGAGGCCGGCGTACTTCATGCCAGACACAGAAGCTAGCTTGCCGTAGCAAAGCACTTCAAGCACTTGCTTGGCGTATTGACCCATGAGGCCCGAAAGCTTCTGGAACTGCCCGGTTTGGTCGTCTTCCAGAAGTTCACGGCTGACTGGGAACAGGGTGCCGTACTTACGGTTGCGGAGCTTGATGTCTAGACCGGCCGCGCCGACTTCTGGGAACATTTCTTGCTCGCCAACTTGCGTTGGGAAACCAACGCCGTGCAGCGGAGCATAGAGCTCTTCGATCCGGCTAGAGGTAACAGACGTTGCCCAAGAGTCGAACGTGACAGGCACGGTCTCATACATGGAGTTTACGACAGACTGCACACCTGCGCGCAGGACTTGTGGGAATGCCGTGATAGAGTCGGCTTCGTTCAATTTTGCCTTAACCGACTTCCAAGAGAAGCCAGCTTCGCGAACTGGGAACGCCTTCGGGTCGCGAATGTCGACGCCGAATTGACGCTGCATGGATTCGACGAGCTGCTTTTCTTCGTCCGAGGACCAAAGAGCGGCAGACCGTGCCTTCTGATTTTCTTCTACGGTGTTAACACCAGTGAGAATGTGTTTCATTGTTTGAGTTCCTTTCTAAATTAGACCGCTGCCGTCACGTAAGAGACGCAAAGGACTTCGCCTTCATCGCCCGCTGCTGCCGTGATTGCTGGACCTTGGAAGACGCCAACGAGGTTAGTGCCAGAGCTCGACACGGTTTGAGCGTCGGTTCCGTAGAACACAAGCCCGCCCGGAACGAACGAATCACCAGCTTTCAAAAGCATTTTTGCGACGACGCCATGTTGCGGGCCGGCAAGTGCTTCAATTGCTTGTGCTGCGTCGACTGCGGTCCCTTGATAAGGGCTCACAGGCTTGCCGCTTACGATGGTCTGACGAGCGATGCCGCAAATAGTTGCAGCGTGTGCGTCAGAGTCGAGTGGCTTGAGGAGATGGTTGACGGTGTCCAAATAAAGCAGGTCGCCTTGGTTCCACGAGATCGCGGAAGAGACGAGCGGCTTTGCGTTTTCAAAAATGCTGCCGGGAGCGACAGACCGCACGATGCGGTTTTTTGGAGTGGTTGCCATTGTTTAATTTCCTTTCGATTTACTTTTTGAAGCAATCAGAGAACGAGAAACCAGACTTTTTCTCGGCAACTCCGCTCGCCTTTTCGGTCACAACAAAGAGGTTTTCAATCCGAGACTCACCTCTCGAACCAAACGCCTCTTTGAATACTTTGATGGTTTCGACAATGTGCTGCTCGGAGCGTGGCTTGCCGATGAGCGCGCGGATCTTGTCGGTTTCAGCGCGACCGAGGCCGCTTTCCGCAAGCTTCTTGTCGAGGGTTTCAGCCAAGCCGCGAACCTTAAGCTCACGCTCAAGGAATGCGATGCGAGCCGTCAGTTTCACAACGTCGGCTTCAGCGTGCTTTGCTTCGCTTTCTTTCTTTTCTTCTTCTTCAGCCTCGGCTTCCATCGCCTCTTCTTCTTTGGCTTCAGACTCGCACTTTTCGGCCTCGGCTTGTTTCCCAGCCATGTGCTTCGCGAGTTTCATTGCGTGACCAGCGGCCTCGCAAGCTTCCTCTTTCGAGTAGCCCATTTCCTTGTAAGCCTCGACAGCTTCCATGGCGGCGGCTTCGGCTTCGCCTTCCATGCCTTCGGCTGCTTCGCCCATGTGCTTTTTAATCATGTCGAGGATGAGCGCCTTGTCCTGCTCTTCGTCCTCGTGGTCTTCGGCGCCGTCGGCTTCAGCAGACTCAGGAAGAATGCTTTTTTTCGCCTCGTCTTCGGCGTGTTTCATTTTTGCCTCGTCCTCGGCTTGCTTCATTTTCACTTTCTTTGCTTTCATAGGTTCGCCCTCGATTAAAGAAAGAACCTTGCCCCGAGCGCCGGGCTCTGTGACTAGGTCCGTTGACACCGCGTCGGTAATCGCTTGCACGACTCTGACTTGGCTTAACCCCTGCTCTTTAGCCCGCAGAAGCTTAGGCTTTGCCCCATCGGGGATCTTAGACTCGGTTAAAAACTTATCAATGGGAAGCGCCACGGCATCACCGTTCGCATTGATTGACAAGCCCACGAGCTCCTTGTCTGGATACTTTTTGGAGAACTCAAGCGACTCACGCACAAGTGAGCGCGCCCACTCAAACGGTGGGTCGGGTAGCATGATAAGATCGGCGCAAAGCATCGCTGCCCCGTCGTCCGACTCTTCAACCGTTACGTTCTCAAAGTGCCCGATGATGTCGCGCACGGATCGTTCGGGCCGGTCCTGTTCCTCGGAGCGCGAGGGGTGGTCAGCGTAGCACTTCCTTCCTTCGAAGGCTGCCACGGCCCCTTCTAGCGCCTCTCGCGTGTAGTAGAAGCCATCACGCAGGTTGCCCAGTCCTTCCTGGATAAGAGCAACCCGGAACTTATGTGGACCGGCCCCCCCGCCGGGAGTTGATTCAAGAAAACGCGCCCGGATGAATTGGCCCGCTGCCTTGGGAGCTTCAGATTCTTTTGGCTTTACCGCGCCGCGTTTAGATGCGCGCGTCTTCCATTCGGAGAATGTCCCTGCCCGCGTCACGCTTGGATGCAAAGTCGATGCGTCGGCTTCCATTGCCTTTTCGTCGACAAGCTTTAGACCCTTGGCTTTCATTGCGTTGAGCATGGTCGCGCCCGAGATGCCGGGAGTATCCACGAGGATGCGCTGCGCCTGTTCGTCGGCAGTCGGCTTCTCTGGCGATTGTTCGTCCTTACCCGTGAATTGATGCTCGGGCTTTGAGGGCTTGGGCATGAAGGCTTCAGAACCCCAAAACCAATGCGTTGTCTTGATGCCGGGTTGAGCTCCCGCCTCTTGATGGAACTTTTTAAAAGAACGAGCAATTTTCTTTTCGTCTTTCAATGTTACGGCACTCCCGCTCGACTTTGCTTTATCTAAATAATCTTTAAGGCTTGAAACGCCTTTTGAGGCCATATCTTTTTTAACTCGAAGATAACGGTCGTGGTCTTCCTTGTCGCGCTGCGCTTTTTTATATTCGGCGCTTTTCTTCTTCCAATCGGCCGGATCTTTGCTCGTGCTTGAGGCGCTCGCAGCTTTTGCCACTTTATCGCTTAAGTCTTTGGCGGTGTCTTCATCGGAAGACCCTTCGCCTTTGCGAGTTTCCCAGCCCTTCTTTGCACCGTCAGAAGTGCCAGACTCCTCACCCTCAACGGCAGATTCTAGCGCTTTAAAAAAACCAGGGTTTCCGGCTAGGGCTTGTAAAACTTTCATTTTTTAGCCTTTTTAAAACACTCTTCGCCGAAAAACTTAAACCCGCCCTTTTCTTGGCCCGCTTCGGTTTGCTTGCCCCGTCGAATTGCAGTGCTTGCCTTTGAAAGGGAGCGGATATGGTCGCTCCAGGCATCCCGTTGGGCTTTGTTTTGAATGCCCTTTTTAATGGCCGTGCTGCGCTTTGAAAACGCAATTTGAGCATCTCTGTTTTTCTTTAGTTGCGCGTCCCCTCGCGCTTTGGCGCGGGCTCTTGCTGAATTAGGGTTTGAGGCAATGTCGCCGCTTTTTCGGGTTTCCCAACCCTTTTTGGCTCCATCGGCGGTCCCAGACTCTTCGCCCTCAATCGCTTCAATAAAAATGTTTTTTTTCATTTGTTAACCCCAGAGCTTCCGTTTCTCGCGCTGATCTTTTGAAACAAACTTTACGAGGAGATCGCACTTGCCAGCGCCGAGCGGGATCACCTGCGGCCGATAGTCGAGCTCGCGAATGTTAATGCCCTGCGCCGTTGCGATACGTTCCACCTCTTCCAAAGACTTGCAGCGATAACCCTCAATTTCATAGATGTGCCGCTGGACGTGCGCCTTGAGGTGCGTCGAACCCCGGTCGGCTTCTGCAAAACGGTCGTCATCCCTGCCTAGATATTTTTCCGAGTTTCGAGCGAATTGGTCAAACGTGGGCAACCCATAGGCTTCAGGGTTTGCCATAACCTCGTCAAAAGTCGCGTTTCCTAAGTCTTTACCCATTCTTTTTTACCTCCGAACGGTCTTGGCTTGTGACGCTTTGCGCGGGCTTGGGCGCTTGCCCGGGAGACGTAAGCGGCGCAGTCGGGCTTGCGGGCGGGGGGGCGGGTTGCTCGGCAATGTCCTCGCGCTCCAAATCCCACTCGTAATCTGTGACGTTGAGTTCCTTCGCGGCAATCGTGGCCGCACGCTTTGGGCTAATCCATCCCTGCTGCTCGGCAAGGACAAGGTCCTTGAGCTTCTGCGAACGGTCCTGCGTGATAATCTCAGGGAACGTTACCTCACAAGGCACCGACCCAAGGCCGGCCCACTCCATCGCGTAGTCCCAAAGGTCTTGGATGACTTGCTCGTACATTTGCTGGCGCATCTCGAAGCGTTTAGCGACGGGCTCGGTTGCGACAATCGCCGAAGCGCGAGTCTGTCCGCCCGAAAGATGCGTGCCAAAGTATGAAATCGGGATCCCAAGACCCGAGGCAACCATTGAGAGGCACCATTCGAACGCGGACGACTGTGAGCCCTTCCCGCCCTCGACGCCCATGTAAGTGCGCTTGATCTTGGACGTGTGGACAAACTCAGACCCAGCCGGGGCGATGGTCCCTTGGCTTTGCTGGTCGTCGATGTACGCTTGCAGGTCGGCTTGAGAACCCTCAATGGTCGTGTCGATGCAATAGGCCGCTTGCTTTTGTAGAGCTATGATTGAGTAGTTGACCGAGTCGCGAAGGCGTTTCAAGAACCCGAGCACGGGGAAGAGATCCGAGCGCCCGCGTTTCTCACCCGTCACCTCGTTCACTTTGTAATGCATGAGTTGGTCGGCCGGGATCGTTTGAAAAATGAACTTAGACGACGGGACCTGGTGCTGTTGATCCATGCCCGTATAAATCTGATAAGCGGTCGGGGCAACCCACACGTAATACAGCGGCTCGTCGGGATCTTCCGGCCACGTTACAATTTCCCAAATCACGCTCGGGTCAATCAATCGAACGCGCGGGATCAAGCCCTTGCGAATGGGTTGGGTCGAGACGCGGTTTTGAACGATGGACGTTTCTTGATTTGGGAGCTTCCAAATCATGCTTTCGCCGTAGACCGAAAGCTCCTTTGCAAACTTCCGCATAAGCGCGGGGATCTTGTTCGCTTTCTCAAACGCGCGCCAAACAAGCAGCGCCTCTTCGTTATCCGAGTCGACGCGATAACCACGGCCTAGAGTGAAATCCACAATGATATTCACGGCCTGATGCGCAATTGCATCGTGATTCAGCGCCCAGAACGCGCTGTTGGCCTGACGAATGTAGTCGTAAAAATAAAGGTTTTTGTAAAAATTACCGCCCAAGAGGGGGACGAAATCATCACCGACCGAGAGGGGAGCGGCCCCCCCGTCGGTATCCATTGCGAAAGCGTCGACGGCCTCGCGCAGACTCACGTCCCCGTTGAAGTGCTTCGATCCCTTTTGGAAGGCTTCTAGAAACCCCTTGCGGTCGAGTCGCTTGATCGAAGTCTCACCAGTCTTTGGATTGACGGCAAAAACCCGGGCGTCAACGTCTGCACGGCCGGACTCAATAGCCTCGACCAATTCTCGGACTGTGTGAATCTTTCCAACTTCAGACGCCGGTTCCCATTGGTCGCCTGTGTCGTAATCAAGGGGCTTTGCTTTTAGGGTCGCGGTGCCAATCAAACGCTCGTCAGCCATTCGTCAAACTCCGGTTGGTTACTTTCGATCTTCATGTCTTCGGCGTCCAATACGGGAGCCAAACGACAACGGCAGTTAAAGTGCGCGGGCGGTGCGAATGCTTGGCACTCATCGTCAGAGTGGTCATTCTGTAGCGCGTCGGCGATTTCTTCAACGGTTAGCCCATCCCGCCAAGCGCAGCATTCGTCGGTCACGTCGTCAATGATTGCAACCCAGACGAATGACTTAACCCCGTTCTTTCGGGCTTCGCTTTCTTCATTCGTTTGGGTTTGACGCACAAGCTCATGGGCGAGCTCCCGCTCATACTGCCACTCATATCGAAGCTCGACTGAGCCATTTTCAAACGAAGCGGGCGTCAGGTCCGGCATGAGCTTTTTGAGCTCGCGCTTAAATCCTTCGGCGTCCTCAATCACGGCCTCGGGTCCACGGTTCGTCGGTATGTAAGTGTCGGTCACGTCTTTCACAAGCCCGCGCCATTCATCCTCGGACATAAAGTTGCCAAAGGTAAACCGAGCGCCGCCAGTTCCTGCGCGGACCCCAATCTCTCCTTCGTCCTCGTCCTCAATGTCCTCGAACCAATTCGCCTCTTGTAAGGGCTTAAGTTTGCGAGGGGGGCGCTTGAGTGCCCGTTGGTCTGGGAGTGCGGCCCAAAGTCTGCGCTTAAGCTCGTCCATGTCCTCTTCGAGCCAAAGCGAGGCGGATACTGCGTCCACTAAATCCCTTTGAAACTTTGCAACGGTTACTCGGGCGCGGCCCTCGATGGGCTCGTCTCTTGAGTTCCTTGTCGGCCGGGTCGCGATCATCTGCACTTCGGGCTTGATTTTACTCACCCTAGCGAGCGCTTCAGCGGTCCCGGCCTTAGTCAAAAGTTCCACGTGAAACATCACGCGCGACTGCACTTGTGCAAGCTCACGCGCGAGGGAACCAAACACCTCATCAAGCATTTGGTCGAGATGCTTAATCGCTTGAGCAGGATTTGGGTTTCTTCGCATTGCGTCGAATTGCCCGAGAATTGTGAGCACGGCGGCTGATAGTGCCCCGCGTAAAAGGTCGTTTGATTCAGCGATTGCCCGATTGATGAGCGATTCAATGGCCCGGTCACGTTCTTTAATAAAAGAGCGATAAGCGGGGATTTCGTTCAATGCTGGCATTGATGAAGGTCTATCAGCGACAGTTTAAACACGCTAGAGGTTCGGGCGTAATTGATTGGCCTAGCGGGACTCGAACCCGGCGCCTTCTGCGGTAGGCGTCCCTACTATTCGCAGCACTCTTCCCCCTGAGTTATAGGCCTTAATTAGTGTTTAGCCTCTACGTAAAACATGCAAACGACCGGGCGCAGGTTCCCAGAGCTTGTGGAATAAACATTCGGCATAGCCCACGCCGTCCGATGCGTGCGTGAGTTCGGGGTTGGTTGTTTGATCCAGAGTGAAACTTGCGCCAGACTTCCACGCCACGCGCTGAAGGTCTCGCTTGAGGTTAGGACAAGTTCGAGGGTTGACGGTCATTGCCCGAGTGCCGTCTGCCGCCCGAAGTCGGGTATTCACCACGTTAACCCGGTCTTTAACGGGAGGGTTACTCTCGGGCGTGCGGTTCTCGTAAGATATGCCCGCTTGGTTCAAAAGCTCCTCAAGGATTGCATAATCTGACTTGCCCGCTGCCGCACGTTGACCAGCCTTGCCCGTCGCGTCACCGATAAGAATGAGGTTAGGCTCGCACTTAATGGGGAGCTGCTTAACTCTCGCAATGAGCTCAAGCGCCGCCTCTTGAGTGTGAGACTTCTTTAGATAAATCTCGTCGAACCAATGCGTGCGGTTCCCCCCCTTCTGACCAAGCGTCCAAGCCATAGGGGAAAGGTTGAAATCAAGCGCCACAATGACCGGGGCATAGGGTTGAATGGGAAGCCCAGCCGGGGCAAATGGATGCACCTCAGTTAGGTTTTCTTCTGAGAAGTTTACGTAAGCCGACCCGGAGTGCAGGTCCCGGAACTCGGCTAGAATCTCTTGGGCAAAAAACGCCTCGCTCATTTCTGCTTTAGCGGCGTTAAACTCGGCGTCAGTGAATAGCGGGTTACACGTTGAGGGGGCGGCAAAAAACTCCCATCCCGGCTCGGTGCGCGCTTTCTCGGCTAGGTCGTAAAAGTAGTCGAACCCTGCTGGCGTGGAGACGAACGCAGCCCAACCCTTCGTCGTCGTAAGCATGGGCCGAATCAGCATGGGCCAAAGGTCCGCCGGTTGATCCCGCACCTCGTCAATCACGACGCCATGAAGGGTCGCACCGCGAAGGTTTTCCCCAACCTCGCCAGACTTAAAGACGATCTCGCTTTGGTTGATAAACTTTACCCGGAGCTCAGTCTGATTCTTTTTGAGCATGATCTCGGGACAACCCATGAGCATTCCGACAAGTCTGCGATATTGTCCCTTAGCTTGATCGAACGTGGGGGAAATAAACCAATAGACGTGCCCGGGGTTTTCCCATGCGCGCTTTGCGAGCTCATTCAGGCAAGCGGTCGACTTCCCAGACTGCCGACCCCAAGAGGCTACGCGATAACGAGCCTTCGATTGATGGAAAGCAAGTTGCGCCGAGTGGGGCTCGTAAAGTCTGAGAATGGCTTTCATGCGTGACGGGCTAATTCTAAAAGGGCATCACGAAACATTTTCGGGGTCTCGCTTGCCTTTTTTCCGCTCAAAGTCGGCTTGTTTTTTTCTTTCCCTCTTTGGTCGTGAAAACCTATTTGATGACTGCCGTTTTTTCGTTCCCAACAAAGATCAAAGGGCGCGTTTTTCCCGTGATAAAAAAGCCATGTTCTTTTTCTTGCGAGATGCCCATAAGCGGACTGCCAAACCTCACAGACCCATTCATTCAAAGCGGTTTGGTTCCATCCAATTTTTTTGGGTTTCATCAATCCGTATTTTTCCCACGCGTAAGTAAATGCTGGGTGTTCCAAAACACCGCCATACTTGCGGACATTTTCAAGCGCAGACTGAAAACATCCTTCATCGTTTCCTGGTCTATTGTGTTCTCCGCCCCAACGCTTAAAATTAATTTTTGCAAAGCGGCCCCATAATTGACACGGGGGATGAGCTACGACGGGATGCGGACCCTTATAATTTCTGGCATCACGCAACACATCCCAAGGGTCAACGTTTTCAACTCCAAAATATGGCCCGTTAGTTTCTACAAAGAGCGCGGCAATAGTTCTCACTTCCCGTCAGACTCCTCGGTTTTTCCGCCCCACGTTGCGACGTACTCGATTTGCTGCACTTGCGCTTTAACCTCGGTTTTCTCTTCCACGCGGTCGCTCATGCCAAGCTCGTTCTTTGATAACCAAATCAAAAGCGACACGTTACCGTTGAGCGCCATTTCCCACATCTTCCGGCGCAGGGACATTTTGCCCTCGTCGCGAGACGCTTTTATCTGCGCCGCAAAACGACGCTGCAAGGTGTCAACCGAGACACCAAGAATAGACGCCATTTCATCTTGGTTACAATGGATCGCCGCGAGTTTGCGCAGCAGGTTTTCGTCGACAGGTTTACGAGGCCGCGCCATTCGCTTTTACTTTCTTTAATGGTTGAGTAAAGTGTTTTGTCCAACTGATGAAGTGGTGCGGACGACCAAATCTCCGAACAACTTTTACGTATTGAGGCCAAACCTTTTGCAGAGAATAGCTTTTTAAGGCTTTCTTTTTTTCGTCATTGTTTTGGTAAAGTTCGGTCTGATTGCCGCCTTTCATCTTCATAACAGTTGAAGTCTTGTCGATAAGAAAAGCATTTAAGAGAATCGTACACCAGCCGTCGTTCAAAGCCTGAAGGCACAAGTCCACGTCTTCGTTATATTTAAGCCGCCAGCGATACGGCAAATCGTTCCTAATCCTCATTCCACTGTAAACATGGGTGTTGATGGTAAAAGGCTTTTTTGTCGTTTTCATCGCAAAACCTGCGTAGTTGAAACCTGCAATGGCTACGTTTGAAAACCGATCTGCAAAGTCCTCAAGTGCTTTGAGGGCTTCCGCTGGGTCGTAATTGTATTTACGATTTCCACCGTTGAGACGAGCGAACGACTGAATGTTATCGTCGAAAAGGTAATGGTGAGAAAACCCTTTAGACTTACTGTCTTCCCAACACCAATTTCGAGCGGGATATGAGCCAAGTCCTAAATTAGAAAATGGAAGCCTTGCAATGAATCGTTCTGGAATAACTTTTGCGTAGTCCTCGAACTCTTGAGGCTCAACCGCAATCGTAAATGGAACACCATGTTTTAAAAAAATCTTGGCTGTCATCGGGTTGTAAGCCCGACCCTTCGAAATAATGTAAACAGGCGTTCTTACTTGTAGCATATCCAGTTGTTATCATTCCTTTTTGTATCAACTTGGATTTCATTTTCTTGGATAAATTGGTCCCGATTTGCCGCTGAGGCAAAAATATACGTCAATTTTATGTAATTCTCGCCCTCTTTAAACTCGGGCATCCCAACCCACTCCGACGATTCATCGCCTTGATTCACCTCCTCCACTTTATCAAAAGCGTCTAATGTGAAATTACGAATACCCAGCAACCCCAAATCAAAGTCTGGCCCAAGGTCCACGATGTCCGAATTGATGCCCGAGAAATCGAGCTCGGCCCATGACGCAATGGCGTTGTCGGCCTGAAGGTCTGCGTATTCCTGCGCCTCGTCGGTGTACTCTTGAAAGCTCACAGGCACCTCTTTGAGTTTGAGATGCCGCGCAGCCTCAAGCCGCCCATGTCCGCTCGTGATGAATCCCGAAAGCTTCGAGACTTTGATCGGGTATCGCCAGCCTTGATATTCAAGGATGCGGACTAACCGTTCAATCTGCTCTTTTGGGTGTTTGTTTCGATTCTTTGGATGAGGCTTAAGCTCTTTTACCGAGACGAGTGCATCGTGCGGGCAATGAACAATCATGCCCTAAACGCTAGGTTGCTTGAGCTTTTTCGTCCACTAGTTTCTTAAGCACTTCGAGCGCTTGAATGATTGCTTGATGCTGGTCGCGCGTGGCCTGAAGGTTTCGCGTTGCTTCCACGAGAAGTTGGATTGCTTGAAGCTCAGTCATTAGATTTGATTCCAGGACGTTCCGTCTGCGTGATAGGGTTTGCTCGTGTCGGTGTCGAACACTAAGAGACCCTGAAGCGGAGTCATAGCGAGACGTTGAGCAGTCGTCACGCGGCCAAGCCGGAAAGCCTTTGCGTCGTTGATGTCAATAGCAACGTCTGAGCTGCTGACAGTCTTGGTTCCGCCTGAGACGACAAGGCGTGGCAGATAGTTCTCCGTTCCTTGGTCATCAACCGAGATCCCGAAGGCAGTCGTAGCAAGCGCTGAGATCCCGTTTTCAATCTGCAGACCGTAGATCGTGCCAATGTTTAGCGTTCCGCCAAAGTTCGCAGCAAAACCACGGATCAAGTGAGCATCCGTGATGGTTCCACCTCCGCTTGACACATCAACCGCAAGCCCCGCTGTCAGCATACTGACATTACTTGCGGTCTTTCCTGCTGCCACAGCAACCTGAGACACAAAGCCAACAGACGCCACGCCAAGGCCAAGAACAGACCCGGAGTAGTTGTCTTTAATGTCCATAAACCCGGCAAGGTTTGAAAGAAGTACGTCCGTACCCGTAATGGGGCTGCCTGCTTTTACCTCAAAGATCGGTCGGATAATGTTTCCAGAGTCCACAAGCGTCGGAAGGCTTGAGGTTGTCGAGAACGTGACACCCGACGCCAAAGTGCCTTCAGTAATCTCAAGGCCCGTCTTTCGGGTTGAGCTCGTGCAGCCGCTGAGATCAATCGCTAGTCCCTTGACGTTAGTAATCGTGCCTGAGGGTTGAAGGTTAACGCCCGTGAAATTAGTTGCGCTCCCGCTTGGGGTAACGCTTAGGCCGTAAATGCTTGCAGCATTTGACGAGGCAGAGAAATCAAACCCCTTGAGCGTTCCAGAGACGGCAAACGATCCACTTGCAAAGAAGTGCGTTGCGTTCGTCCCCGTGCCTGAATAACCGGGCTGGGAAAGATAGCCGGTAAAGTTCGTCGGTGCGGCCGTCCCGTAACCGTAAGCTTGGAACGGAGCATAATTCGTCACCGTTTGATTGATCGGCGAGTTGAGTTGAACCCCAGTCAGGTTCGTCAATCCCGGATTAGAGACCGTGGGAGAGATCCCGATTGAAATGTAATCGGTAATCCCTGCCGGGACCGTGATTGAGTTCTGCGCTCCAATTTGAAGCGCGCCCGTATCATCAAACGTAAAGCCTGGAACGCTTGAGAGAGTGCCGGTATCGTCAAACCCTGCAAACGTGGCGGGAGTGCCAAGAATAGGCCCACCTGCTGCTGCGCCAATCCAAGAGCCGCCGCCAAGACCGACGCCGCTCATGACGTGCTCCCTTCGGTAATGTAAAGCTTCCCACTTGCGGTGTTGCGAATGACAGCAAGCTTTTCGCCTTCTTTACGCTCAAAGTATTCGACTACGCCGCCCGGGAGAAAGAGCGAGCTTGAGCCCTCGACTGCTGCCGTGGGGTTTGAACCAAAGGCAACCCAAGCGTCGACCGTTGAGAAAAGGCGAACAATGGTCACGCCTTCCGTAAATGCTGCGGCTTGAACGCTTGACGCGCCAACCGTGAGGGTTTGGCTAACGCCCGGGCTGATGACTTGAAACATTCCTTTTTGAAAACCGTCGGCCACTGCCGCAATCGAACTCATAAAGCCCCCTTAGTTCAACGCCTCAACAATCATATTTAATTCAGTGACTAGCAAGTTATTGGCATTGGTCGCATTTGCGATCCAAAGTTCTAAGTAGTCGTTAGTCGCTAGCTCAACAATCGCCTGAGAATAGAAGTTTTCGTTTCGGCCCGTTCCTGAGGTCGTAGCCTGTGATTCGCTTTCCGCAATCGTGACGCCGTTCTTGGCAGCGCGGATAAGAATAGTGGTGTTATTGGTAGTAATAGCCTGAGCCGATGACGACGCAGTTACTCGAAA